CCAGCTCCCAAAAGTCCTGGGGAGATCGCAGTCATAGCATTACCACTGATAGTAAAGTCTATACCTAGAGTATAAAATGTACCACCAGTGTCTTCTACGATGAATACGCCGCCAGGATCAATAGCTAGGCCTAATGGATCGATAAAGACCGCAGACGTACCGAAGTCATAAAAAAGCGTAGGGCTCTCGAGAAGGCCAACAGGCAGAACTCCACAGGGTACGTATTCATGCGGCTCATTCTCATTAGGACAATCTTCCAAACAGTTATGCGGCTCACCAAGAACGCCCACATCACAACCCCACTTAGCACTGCCTAAAAATTTACAACACTCACCATCGGCAAACCAAGCCACGGCTTCACAACATTCACCGCCAGTATCCATAGTGGGAACACCACAATCTTCCCAGCAAATATTAGCATTGATTTCTTCATCACAAGGGTCGCAACCATCACGCGAGAAACTCCGGTCGGGCTCCCCACTAACACCCAAGGCGCGCTTGTAAAGAACCCGAATAGCGCCACCAGGCCCCACAAGACCATCAACCTCAATATCAAAAGTCAAATCAGAAAAATCGGTGTCGGCGCTACCCCCTAAAATAAGGGGACTGGCAGCAACATCACCAGTACCGTCATCCAACGCCACTTGGCGTAAGGCACCGTCAGACTCTACTATCAGTACTCGAACAGAGCCGAGTATCGGTGTGAAGGCCAGAGAACCAGAAGCAGAAGCGGCACCATGAACAAAGTCTTCTGCTTGGAGTTCCTCTACTGGATCCCAGGTATCATCACAATTGGATGCATCGGCAATCCGTACTTGCCCGTCTTCCTCGAAGTAGTAACGACAGCAAGAACGCTTCCAGAGCACATCAAAAACTTCTAAAGTAGGTTCGACTTCGCAGCACTCTCGTATGTTTACCTGATCTTCTAACTGAAAACGAACAGTATGTCGATTTGGAATTAGATGGAATGGTTTAGTATCAGAAATCAGTTTAAGTGCTAGCTCCAACGCATTGGTATCAGCATTGAATAGGATGCTATTCCGGGTGAATACTAGGTCAATGTCTGCCTGGGCAGTTTGTGCGTAATTAGCGTCAGTCAATCCTTCTTCACACAAGGCATTCGCATTTCCTATCAGCTCAAAGCTGTCAGATACGGCGTTATACCGGTGGAACTGCCCAGCTATGTCCTTGACTAAATACCCATCACTTAAAGCCGGGATACGAAGAGTCGCTCCAAAATTCAAATCCAAAGCAGAAGAAATCGTCTCTGTAAAACAAATCTGGGCAGTATCTCCTGCGCTATCACAAGGATCCAAAGCATTTGCGCCCTCTGGAGGATTGGCTTCGAAAACGGTAAGAGTCTCCGTAAGAGTTCCATCAGAAGCATATACAACACAGGCCGTGAGGTCCGGTACACGGGCTAAAGACGCTGCGGGAACTGTAACACAGAAACCATCTTCGCTACGCGCGTAAATTGGAAGTAGTGCTAGCGTAGTGACTACGTTAGCAATATCATCCACTACTTGAGCCGGGGGAAGTAGAGAGTAGGCAGAGTAACCCGGGGTCCCATTGGGACCTAAATCTCCACAGTCTGTTGCTCGGTCATCGACATGCGCCTGAAATTCCGATACATCAAGAGGGTCAAAACCCGCCAAGCCTGGTGGGCCACAAGGATCAGGCACAGGGGGAACGGCGGCTAGATTCTTGATAATCTCGGAATAAGGTAGCAAAGCCATACGGTACATACCGTCAGAGCCCAATGTAAGTATCTCATACAAAAAGTCGAAACGTACGCCCGTATTGATAATATGCATGGCTTGTTCCATGCCTGATAGTGTACCCTTACGTTTGAAGCGAAATACCGCAGTACGAATCTGCTCCCGCCATGAATCAGTAATAGCCGCCTCATTTTGGGTGTTGAATAGGAAGTTCTCAAGCTGAAGGCCAATATTACCAGCGATGTACTGCAGGAACTGAGCATCCGCAGTTTGAGCGTCTACCTGATCTAAGTAGTTGAACTTGTAGACATCTCCCAGTATTTCAGCCATAAGCCGAGAAATAAGCGTTGCGAAGCCCTCGCCATCCTCATCAGCAGTGAGCCCTGGAGGGAAATACCCACGAATGATTCGAGTCAGGAATTCTTGGGGAGAACGGGCTGCGTCAAATTCACAAGGTTCCTTGGCCGCTTCAATCTCTGCGACTGAAACAGGCCTAAGAGGCTCTTCGCATTCAAAGCGCTCGGGGTCCCAGTTCCATCGCCTTAAACGCTCAGGGTCTGATACAAGGGGGTTACAATCTCTTCTTGCCAACTTACGACTCCTGAATCGGATTTAAGACAATACAACCTCGAACGTATATTTGGCTGATCTCTAGAGGGAGCACATTACGACTCGCATTAAAAATCACAGGATCACCAGCAGGGGGCAAGCCGCACGGATTGGACTGGTCGATTGACAGTAGTGGCCGAAATGCAGTGCCACTCACATCCTTCGGAGCGACCCACAGCACATCCGAGACGTTGCAGCGGACGGCTGCAAGGAACTCAGAAAGCCGAAAGTCTTTACCAAAGATCGGGCCAGAAGGCTCATCCAGACTAAAAAACAGCGCAATAGCGTTTTCCATCTGTGTTACGATATCGGCAATATTACCGTTAGGCGCTACGTAAATATCTAAAGTAAGATTCACGTTTACAATCTCTCCGTCAATCACCTCTAGGATATCGGTTTCCATCCGAAAACCATTTATATACTTTATCATTCGGCGCTTATCGACCACTGTTAAGGTGGTCAGAATTTCCTCAGCAGCGGCCACTCGCTTCAACACATAGAAGCGTATGACATTAGCCGCGGCAGTAGCTTTTACTACCGTTGCCAAGGCCCGTACATCGGCCTCCGGAAACCGATTAGCAATAACCGTGTAATCTTGCCCAGTCACCGCTCGTTCTTGGGTCGCAAAAAACTGGGGGGCTAGCTCTCGAGCTCGATCAGGATCTTCCCCATCCGTAGCATTTGCTACGGGGTTTGGATTTTCTACACGAAGAGTATAGGTAGTGCGCTCTTGGCCTATGGTCAAATTTCGATCCAATACATGAGGTGCCACAACACCCCGCAAACCCCCACCGATACGATACCGTACTTGAATAATAGAGCCGTCAGGCGGAACGTCCCCAGTAACACCATTGCCAAAACGCAGAGTCACCTGAAAAGCTTCGTTTGTAGTCAGCTCATAGACCTGCTTCTTAACGGCTTCTACATTCGTTAGTGCCACGCTCGAAATCTCATCCCAAGGCGTGCCTACGAACTCGCCTTTTTCATCAATCTTACCCACTGCTACAGAGAACAGGCTTAGTTCGCTCGAGATTACGGGAAAACGGCTAAGTGCGAATGCTTGATTTACTGTAGCATCACTTATGAAACGATCAAAGACAGTACGCCCTTCAACAGCCAATGCCAGCTTACCATTGCCAGAACTTACCTGCTCGAGTACTAGGTCAGCCGAGCCGACAGTCGAAAGCAACGGAACTGGTTGAAGCTCTTCAAGAGTATAAGACACTGACGGCGCTACTGACGGATCAGAGATGGGGACACCAAAAGTAGAATCGAATAGAATATTTAGGAGACCAGTATTATAATTGATCACAGTCGCAGAGGACAAGGGATCAGTGATATTAGAAACTAAGCGGGGGTGAACAAACACCCCGAGATTTGGGAACTCAGTACTTGGGGTGTCAACGGCTGTATAGATTGTCGAGTCGTTTAGGTATGTCCACTTTAAGAGTACAGTACCGGGCTCTACCCGGTAGAAGCCTGTTGGGTCCAATTCTGGAAAACGGTCAATCTGGGAGAGCAAATCTGCACTGCGAAAAGATTCTGGAGCTGAGGGGTTCTGAAAATCAAGCAAAAAGAAACCCAAAATGTCCCGAGCTACACCGGTAAGTTCATTCTCGAACTCTGCGTTATACAGCTCGTAGGTGACCTGCCCACCATCCCGATTCCGACCCGAAAGCCTCAAAGGGGACTGGGCCCGGCTTACAACTAAGGGACGAACACCTGCGCCGTCCTTATCCACGATTGCCACCTGTACAGGCGTAAAGCCTGGTCGAGGGCGTGCCAAAGAAATACCTAGCTGCTCCAGGAGCCGTGTTACAGCTTCAGGGCTAACTGCAGTAGGAAGGAATGCTTGGTTCACGTTGAAGTCTTGTTTAAACCCAAGGAGCGCGGCTACGTAAGCAATCAGCTCTTGGATTAGTACAGTATTACCATGTCCTAAGAAATCGTTAAACTCAGAATTTTCCCTTACAATCTGAGTCATCCGCGACAAAATAGCATCGAACTCTGTGTTAGTAGTACTTAACTCCGGCAGAGCCGGACGAGAAGTGATATTACCGATTTGTTTTTCGCCTGCCATTAGCCCACTCCTCCAGAACCCTCAACAGGGAACCTAAATGATTCAACAAGCGTGGGTTCGCTCGCCAGTCGCGCAGTGATAGTAATCAAGGCACGCGGTACATTAGAATCAAGCTCATCAAACTCCACATCTACTGCAACAACTTCAATACGCGGTTCAAATATCTCAAGTTGTTCCTTGATCTCGGATCGCATGATTTGAAGAGAAGCGGAGTCAGCCTGTTCAAACAAATAACTTTGTAGTCCAATACCTAATCCGGCACGCATAGGGCGGTCTCCTCGACGCGTAAACAGCAAGTTACGGACATCCTGTTGAATGAGCTCGATGCCCTCCAACGTCCTGAGCTTGCGGCTAAGTGCCCCTAAACCTCTCATGCTACCTCCCAAATACCCGAATAAGCGGATTGATAGAATCCGCAAACCCACCGGTATCAATTGTCCCTAGTGCCGAGACCGGCCGACTCGCAGTCGGTCCACCTAAGAGGACCCGGCCATCTAAAACAATCAACGGTGCTTTCACATTAAACAACGCCTTAGCGCGCACATCCACTATCTTCGAACGTACCTCCACTGTATTCTTAGTCTCAATAATCATACGCCCCGTCTTAGTTTCAATTACAATATGATTACCTTTAGGATCACTAATCTCGATCATAGGACCACTGCCGCTGCCTAGACTGCCAAGGAAGCCCGCAAGAGATGGTAGACCACCCGTAAATGCCCCAG